GGCGGTAAATGCCGTGTATCGACGCCGAAAGGCGTTAAGGCAAAGAGCACGTCATGTGCCAAGGCAAAGCGGCAGGCACGTCTTCTGCGGGCCGTAGATCACGGGTGGAGGCCGAAGAAAGGCCGGTAAAGGATGGCTACTCCCTTCGGGACATCGTTTTACGACTCTGACGGCGTTGCGATAACCGGAAGTGCCGCGAATACGGCTATCAAATTCCGGCGTGCGGCTGATGGGTATTACCTGGACCACGCCGACGGGACATTCAAGGCGAGTGGGTGGACAACGCTTGAGACGACGATGACCGAGGTGGACGCGACAAACGACCCAGGGTATTACGAGTTCTCACAGGATGTTTCCACGTGGGATGATGGGTGGTATCAGGTGTCGATAGATCACGACGACGGGACGGATGTTATCCACGCCCGGCGGGATTTCTACGTGAAGGACGGAGAGGCGTGGTGACGTATGTTTGTCCCTTCACCACGGCTAAACCGGTGGTTCTTTTTAAACCGTGTCCTGACGCCGCCCGTAGAGGAAGAGGCCGCGGCAAATGTTGGGGGCTGGGGCAGGTGGCCGGTTCGGCAGGAGGAAGAACATGAACGGGATATTGAGGCCGTCATTGCCGAGCAGGTCAGGCGTGAGCGCGTCAGACTCGGCATTCTTCCGCCTGAGCCGACGCCTGAACCTGAACCGGAGCCGTCCGGGCCGGAGAAGCCTGGAGTGGCCGCCGCTGAGGCTGCCGTACCTGTTCAATTACCTGCGGAAGCAGTCGAGCTGGTCGGCCGGCGGATCGGGGCAAAGGACGAAGAGGAACTGCTTGCAGTTCTTATCACAATGATGAGATGAGGTGACGAAGATGAGCGGTGGAATGTACGGAGTCGATGGGCTTTACAGGTTCAACGGCTATCAATACATCACGACGGGGCTTACGTCTGAGCAGAGCGCGGCGCTGGACAAGAATACCGTAGCGGTCCGGCTTCGGGCGAACAGCGAGGACATGTATGTGGCGATCGGAGCCGACCCGACGGCGGCGGGTCCGTCTGCGGAGAAGGAAAGAGCGGATAGCTTTCTGCTCCGGGCCGGTGATTCCGTGACGATTTCGGTGCCTTACGGCAGCGACAGCAGCCCGGCGAAGGTGGCGGCGATCCAGGTTACAGCAGCCGGAACGCTGGACATCATCGAGTTGGCGCTGTCGTAGCCGGTTTTACCACCCGCATGAGCGGGGAAAGCAACCGCCTTTGAGCGGGACAGGAGAAAACGCGATGAGCGAAGAACAGAAGGCCGGACAGGAACAGGAAGGGCTTTACCAGCAGGAGCCCGCAGCGACAGATGGGACGGCGGTCGCTGGAAACGAAGGAGCCGCGGGACAGGTGGCGGGTGATCAGGGGCAACAGCAGCCCGGACAGGAACAGGGCCAGGGCCAGGGTGACGGCTCGGACCAGGGTAAACACCCCGACGAGGAGAAGCCGTGGTATCGCAAGCGGTTTGATGAACTGACGCGGCGATATTATGAGTCTGACGCCAGGGCCAAAGCGGAACGAGAAGCCCGGCTGAGGCTGGAAGCCGAACTCCGCAAGCTGAAGGGCCTGGATGAGCCGATGGGGGGCCCGCAAGCCGGAGTCGGAGCGGATCCCGCCATGACGGCCGGCGCAAAGCCGACCCTCGATCAGTTTGAGGGGGATGAGGAAAAATTCCTCGAAGCTCTGGCGGACTGGAAGGTCCAGCAAACCCTGAAGGCCCGCGAAGCCGAAGAGCAGAATCGCCGTCAGATGGAGGAGCAGGTGAAGACCCAGGCGGCGTTGATGGCTCATGTTCAGACGACCACGGCCAAGGGCCGGGAGAAGTATCGGGATTTCGACGAGAAGGTAAGTTCGCTTCCTCCTGATGTGCTCAACATGGAGGTTGCAACGTCCCTGATGGAGGTGGACAACGCGGAAGATGTTGTCTACCACCTTGCGACGAATCCCGAGAAAGCGGCTGAAATTGCCCGGATGACACCGCTGAAGCGCGGGATTGAACTCGGCAAGATCGAGGCTGAACTTAAACTGAAGCGGCATATCAAGCCGCAGGTCTCAAATGCTCCGGAACCGATCAAACCCGTTGGTGGCAGAGCCCCGGCTGGTGTGGATCTGGAGCGGATGAGCCCGGAAGAATACCGGGAATACCGGAACAAACAGGAGGCGGCCCGCATGGGCTACGGTTGAACATGAGTTTTACCAGGCGACCGGCCTCCTGAACGAATTTCAGCAAACCAAGGAGGCATTGACAACCAATGGCAAACAGCAACCTTACTGCAACAGTCGTCACGAAGGAGGCGCTTCGGATTCTGCACAACGAATGCGTCCTTCTCGGCAAGGTGGACCGTCAGTTTGACGGCTCGAACGAGTACAGCGGTCTTGAGCACGGCGGAAGCATTAAGATCCGGCTTCCGAACCAGTACACGGTCGGATCCGGCGCGGCGATTTCCTCGTGGCAGGACAATGTCGAGAAGAGCGTCACCCTGACCATTGCGACGCAGAGCCATATCGCTCTTCCGGCGTTCACGTCGCAGGAACTCGCGCAGGACATCGACTCTTTCAGCCGCCGTGTTCTGAAGCCTGCCGTGTCCCGGCTGGCCTCGGAAATCGATCTTCTGGCCTTCCAGGCGGTGTCCAAGGGAGTTTACAACCTTGTCGGGACCGCCGGGACCACGCCGGCGTCGGCGCTGGTGTATCTCCAGGCCGGGCAGAAACTCTCCGATTTCGCCACCCCGATCGATGACCGCTGTGTGATCATCAACCCGGCAGCGCAGGCGGCCACGGTGAACGCCCTGACCGGTCTTTTCCACTCCGGCGGCAAGATCGCCGCGCAGTATGAAAAGGGCGCGATGGGCAAGAACACCCTCGGCTTTGACTTCTACATGAGTCAGAACGTCCCGACCGTCACCTGTGGCACTCACGCCGGTACGCCGCTTGTCAACGGCACGGTTTCAACCGAAGGCTCCACGACCATCGCCGTTGACGGTCTTGGTGCGAGCCAGACGGTCAAGGCGGGCGAGGTCTTCACGGTCGCCGGCGTGTATGCCGTGAATCCCGAGACGAAGCAGACGCTCCCGGACCTTCAGCAGTTCGTCGTGACGGAGGACGCCACGGCTGACGGTAGCGGCGCGATCTCCCTGACGGTCTCCCCGGCGATGTACACGAGCGCGTCGGGCGGACTTCAGACGATCGACGCTTTCCCGCAGGATAACGCGGCGATCACCTTCCAGACGGGTTCGGCTTCGGAGACGCATCCGCACAACCTGGCGTTCCACCGCGACGCGATCACCTTCGCCACGGCTCCGCTTCGTGTGCCGCGTGGTGTCGAGTTTGCGTCCCGTCAGGAGATGGACAACGTTTCCATGCGGATCGTGAGCGACTACGACATCACGAACGACCGGTTCCTGGCGCGTATTGACGTCCTGTGGGGCATCAAGGTCCAGCGTCCGGAGCTGGCGTGCAAGATCATGGGTTAACCTTTCAGCAGCCGGGGGCTTCGGCCCCCGGCATTGATTGACGAAACCTGACGGAACGGAAAGGAGAAGATGAGACGATGGGAACTTGGATGTATCACGAGAGATGCCCTGAAGGCAGGATTTTTGCTGACGGAGAAGAAATCCCTTATGGGTGGGTGGACTCTCCCGCGAAGCTCGGCAAGCCATATAACGAGGTCATGCCTGATGCTTTGGGAAAGCCTGAGCCGTCCGAACCGGAAGAGCAGGTTCCCGATCAGCAGCCGAAGCGAAGACGCGGACGTCCGCCGAAAAACGCTGACGCCGACTGACTTTAATTCAGCCGTCCAGGGGGTTTGCGCATGGCGAATGCAAGAGAAATCATCGAAAGGGCGTGCAGGCTTCTGGGGGTTCTCGACCCGAACGAGACCGCCGACGCCTCCATGTTGAGTAACGGACTTACGGCGTTGAATGCCATGTTCGGGTGGTTGAGCGGGCAGAGGATGACCATGCACGCTGTCGAGAGCGTAAGCCATGCTCTTACCTCCGGGACGGCGTCGTATACAATCGGTTCAGGGGCAGACATTGATACATCCTTGCCTCAGAAGATCATCACTGCAGAAGTGAGGGACTCTTCAGGCAGGGATTATCCTGTTGATGTTGAGACAAGCGTCAAATTCTATCGCAGCATGTCGGATAAGACATCAACGTCATACCCGAAGTATCTTTATTTCGAGCGGTCATATCCGACCGGGACGATTTACCTGTGGCCTGCACCGACCAGCGGGTTGACGTTGCGCCTTGCGCTGTGGAAAGCGATCTCGTCTGTTACGGCGCAGTCAACAATATCGTTCCCACCGGAATATGAAGACATGTTGACCTACAACCTGGCGCTCAGGCTGGCCCCTGAATATCCTGAATCGCTGAAAACAATCGGGACGATAACGCCGATTGCCACGAATTCGCTGAAAGTCGTGAAGAAGATGAACGCAGCGCCGGTTACAAGACTCCGGACGGATCCGTTTACCGGCAACGACAACTATAACATTCAATCCGACGACTGGGTGGGGTAACATGCCTGCTCTGCCGGTAAGAGAAAAAGTCTTCAGGAACGCTGACGAACGCGGAAACGAAATCTATCTCCACAGGCTTCAGGATTGCGTGAGAGATGATCTGATGATCCCGAGGCGTCGTCCTGGGCTGTCGGAATTCACCGTGCTCGGCACAGGCGCACAGGTTGACGGCGTGTTTGAGTGGTTGAGTGCCGGCAAGGTTGTTGCCGTGTCCGACGGCAGGATCTTCAGGATAGAAAAAACCGGGGTTGTGACAGAGGTGACCGGTGCGACGCTTGAGAGCGGGACGCCTGTTTCATTTGCCGAATACAGCCAGAACCTTCTTCTCATGGCAAATGGCGGCAAGATTGTCAAGTGGGATGGCGGGTCGACATGTTCATATATTTCAGATGCCGACGCCCCGACCAAGGTATCTTCGCTTGCGGTCTTCGACACCTACGTTATCGCGCTTGAGAAGAGCACGTCTGACGTATGGTTTTCGGAGGTTTCCGACCCGGATACCTGGAACGGAGAATTCTTCTCTGCGACGAAAAAGCCGGACAATCTTGAGGCGATCGTCAACGGATGGTCTGAACTTGCGCTCATCGGGAAGGAGTCGACCGAATACTGGGCGGACACTGGAGATGCAGCCGGGCCGTTTGAGATTATCCCTGGAGCGTATACAGAGCGCGGGACGCTTTCCCCGCATACCGTAAGGATTGTTGACAACACGATCTTTTACCTCGACAATGAACGCAAGGTTGTGAGGATGGACGGGAGATCGCCGGTGATCGTAAGCAACCCGATCGACCCTGACCTTCAGGCGCTTGAGACGGTCACTGATGCGGTCGGGATGCTTGTCCAGCCGGAAGGGTTGGCATTGTATGTTCTGGCGTTCCCGACCGAAGACAGGACATTCGTCTATGATTTCAAGCTGAATGACTGGTATGACTGGGGGAAGTATGATACGACGACCGGGACCTATTCGAGATGGGACGGCAACTGTTCAGTATATGTGAAGGGTTGGAACATGCATCTTGTCGGCGGGAAGGGAGCCGGGAAGATTTACGAGATTTCGTCGAATTACTCTGACGACGACGGCGTGACGATCCGGAACTATGTCGAAACGGGATGGGTCAATTTCGGAACAAACCAGTACAAGCGAATGACCGAGTTATGGCTTACCTTGCGACGCGGTTCCGGGTTGTCCTCCGGGGATACGCCATACATGATGTTTTCTTACCAGAACGAGAGGTCGCCGGGGTGGTCGCAGGACAGACATGTTGATCTCGGCAAGATCGGCGAGACGGAATCCGTCGTCAAGCTGCGGCAACTCGGCAGGTTCAGGCGAAGGAAATTCCGGTTTGTCCAGACAGACGCGGTAAACTTCTCGCTCATTTCTGCGGAGGCGTTCATTTGAGCAACAAGCTTCTGAGAATCCCGAAAGAAAGCTGGCGTGAGTTCGAGCGATGGCGGCGCGAGATCATCAGCAACATCGGCGGGACATCTTCGACCCTGTCAGATGTTGAGGCGGAAAGCCGGTCGAGATCGGCGGCCACCGGGGAAATCCGGCGCGTAAGACAAGAGCTTGACCAGATCAGGCGGGCTTTTACTTTGCAGTCCGGGCAAATCAGGAAATTACAGCAGGAGATTGACGCGCTGAAGGCGCTTGTGAGGTGATGGCAGATGGCAACGACAATGAAGAAAATCGTGCAGGGCGTGACACTCCCGTCAACCGTTGGGCAGCTTGGGAGTTATTCCGTTCCGTCAAACACGACAACCGAGGTCCGGGAGATTGTGTTGTGCAATACGCACACTTCTGCCGTCGGCGTGAAACTCTATCTCGTCGAGAACGGCGGCAGCCCCGGCGTATCGAACCAGATATTCGATTACAACGGTTCTGACGGGCTCGTTCTTGCCCCGTCGGAGACGCAGACGTGGAATATCGAAGAAATCATGACTGCAGGCGGGGAAATTCATGGTGTTGCATCCGTGGCCGGGGTTGTATCTGTCAGGATCAGCGGAATCGAGCGAACGGGGACGTAATTCATGATCAAGGGGAAGCACACAACGCTTGAAGGCGTGGTGATCCGCGACCCGAACGACGCGACACGGCTTGCGGAGTTTGATAACAAATTCAAGTCGCTTCTTGCTCTGGACCCTCCACACCACGAAGTTCACGAGGGAAGGGCGTTCAGGGTTCATCTCACGACGAGCAACCTTTCGGCAAATCCCCTGACGATCAGCCTGACGGCCCCGGCTTCAGGAGCAAAGGTCCACCTTGAATATCATGCGGACAGCCACGACACGGGGACATTTACTTTCAAGGAAGGAGTGTCCACATCCGGTGGTAGTTCCCTTACCGCGTTTAACCGGGCCAGGGATTCGTCCAACACAACGCAGGTGACAAACCTTCTACAGGGTGCGACGATTACCGGGGGGACGGTTCTGGACCAGGCGAACTGGGGAAAGAAGGAACAGGGGGGCGGGGAGTCGAGAGCAGAAAACGAATGGGTGCTGGCGCCGGGAGAAACCTACAGTTTCGAGTTGACCGGCACTGTCAACACGCCGGGGAATATCCGGCTCGACTGGTACGAGCACACTGATGAATGATGAGGTGGCGCTATGGGTTGGCTTGATGATGCATGGGACTGGGTAAAAGACCGGGCTGAAGATGTTGTTGAAGACGTGTGGGAAAAGCCCGCCAAGGTTGTTGGTGAGGCGGCTGACGACACGTGGGACAGCATAAAAGATGAAGTCTGGGACATCGCTCCTTATGCTGCCGGCGCGGCTGCACTTTACTTCGGCGCGCCGTATATCATGAGTGCCCTCCCCGGGGCCGGAGCGGCTGGCGCTGCAGGTGCTGCAGGGGCGGCCGGGGCGGCTGGAGGTGGTTCGGCGCTGTCGACTTATGCCCCTTACCTTCTCGCCGGCCTTGGCGGTGTTGGGAGTTATCTCGGGTCGAAGGAACAAGGCCGGGCGCTTGAAGAAGCCGCAAGGATGCAGGGGGAAACCACGTCAGATGTTGCCCGGCTGTATCGTGACATGTACGAGCAGACGCGGGCAGATTATGCGCCCTACAGGGAACTTGGCGTGCAGGCGCTTCCTTATCTTGCCTACATGACTTCCGGCCAGGTTCCACAGGTTCCGGTCTATGGCGAGCCGGACGAAAACGGAGTCAGGCAAATTGTCGGCTATCAGGACATGCCCGGCTTCAACCCGAATTTCTATACAGAGTCGCCGGCCTTCAAGTTTATCCAGGAGAAGGGGGAACAGGCGATCAAGCGGGCAGCCGCGGCGGGTGGCGGCGTGCGCGGATCGGCGGTGATGAACCGGATAGCCGATTTCACGAGGGCGAATGCCGCTGACGAATACCTGAACGCTTATAACCGGCTTCTGAATGCTGTCAACATCGGGAGAGGCGCACAGACAGAGACAACGAGGAGCGGGGAGGCCACGGCAACAAACCTCGGAAGCCTGTATTCAAGCCTTGGGACGAACCAGGCAAACCTCGCCATTGCGCAGGGGCAGAACAAGGCGAGCCTCTACAGCAATCTTGCGGCATTGCCGATGAACGCTTATGCGATGTATCTGTCTTCACAGGCGTACAATCCACAGACGAGTGTAAACCCGTACAGCACGACGACATTTAACCCGTATGGAGGGCAGATTCCTCTTTGGGGGGCTCCGTAATGGCAGCAATGACGACGAATGTGTATGACACCTTTGGTCCTCTCCGGGAGGGGATGGCGAACATTCAGCAGGCACAGGCGAACCTTTACGCCCGGCGACGTCAGGACTGGCTTGACGCGATGGCTGCGGAAAAATCCCGCCGGGATATGATGCGGCAGGACGAACAAGCCAGGTTCGACCGCATGAAATACAAGTCAGGTGTTTATACGAAAGCCCTTGAGATCGCACTTAAAGCCCCGCCGGAGCAACAGCAGCAGGTTTTCAGGACCGTTTATCGGCAGGCTACCGGGGAAGACCCAGGAGACGTGAGCTTCATGCCCGGCCTTGAGGGGGAGCACAAGATTACGCTTCCTGACGGTTCTGTTTTGATCGGGCGGAACAGGGACATCGGTAAACTTTCCCGCCTTATCTATACGGCTGGATCGCCGGAAGAGGTGAAGAAGATCGTCGGGCTTGCGGCGAAGTCGGGCCGTGTCAGGTTTGAGAAGGTAGGAGGCGGGAAGACACGAGAGCCGATGCCTTCACAAGACGTAAGGACATTCGAGGCTCAGGTTCCGAGAGAAGAGATCCCCGGAGGCGTGCCGATTGAAGAGATGCGCGGGACGAAGTGGTATCAGGATAGATTCAGGAATTTTATGGACTGGCGTCTTGCCGGTGCGAGTGGACGGAGAGTGACGGCGAGGACGCAGGCCAGGCTTGACGCCCCGGCTGACATCCGGATGCTTCAGACCACGATTGACCTTGATACGCTTGCAGAGCCGCAAGGGGATCTTACCGAGCGAGAGCTTAGGACAGCAAAACTCGACGATGGGAAGACACATCGTTATCATGTCCTGTCCGGTGCGGCGGAAATGCGAACGGTCAAAGATGCAAGGATGATGGTTGACATGCTCGACCAGGCCGAAAGGCTCTTCAACAAGGTTGCAGCATCAGGCGCTTGGGACAGGTTCAAGAAAGCTCCTGAAGTCGTGAGGACAAGAATGCTCCAGACTGACCCTGACATAAACGCATATATCACCTTTATCAACTCAAACCTTGGAACATTTGCCAGGGCGATGGGGCAGAGAGGCGCGCTGTCAGAGCCTGAACAGCAGCGCGTGAAAGAGGGCCTTGCGAAGATCGGCACTGCACTTATGGACACGAAAACCCTGGCATCAAAGAAATTCAATAACTTGAGGGAGCTTTTCGGTAACATCATCGAGGCGCGGGTGCCAGGGTTTGATTTCAGGCGATGGAGGAAGAAGGTTAAAGAACCGGACGTGAATGCAAAACCCGAAAACGGAGGGGGCGGGAGATTCAGAATAATTGAGGTCAAGTGATGCCAGTTTACACCGTTGAAGACACGCAGACGGGCCGGAGGGTGACGTTCGAGTGGGACGGGGATGCTCCGCCGACCGATGCCGACATGGAGCAGATCTTCTCGTCTGCCGGGTTGCGGGATAATGCTCAAGACAGGGTTGGTGGTGGCGTTTCCGGGACATGGGATTCCGCCCTTGTTCCGGGGGCAACTCCGTTACAGCAGGGAGCAGGGATTGTTGATACTCTGACGACGGCCTATCGGAACATCGGCCCTTCGGCTTCATACATGGTGAAGGGGATCAAGGAAGCCGTGACACACCCGATAGAAGCGGTCAATGCGGCCGCCCGCCTTGCTACGGGGGTTCTGCATGAAATAACTCCAGGCGAGCAAGGTAAAGAGGAATGGGCGGCCCCGCTGATTGAGCGATATGGCAGCCTTGAGGCGGCGCAGAGGACATTTGCCGAGGATCCCATAGGGTTCCTGTCGGATGTGGCATCTATCGTGAGTGGCGGTGGGGCGTTGAAGGCCGGGAGGGCTGTTGAACCCATCAATATCGCTCAACGTGCGGTTACTGCACCGGCAGAGATGGCCGGCAGGGCCTTGAGGCGTGGGGCCGAGAGTGCGATGATGAGCACTATAAAGACAACCAGGAGGACCGGTCGGGGAACCTGGGGGGCGCTAAGGAACTACGAAACGGCAAAGCAGATCGCAAGGACGGCTCTTGACAAGGGTATTTTCGTGTCAGAGGGAGGCATTGCGAAACTGGAAGATCTGTCGTCACATCTGTCCGACATGGCCTCCGACATCATCAAAAACAGGGATCTTGGTGGAAAGCCGGTGTCACTCAAAAAGGCTTTCGGCAGGACCTTGAATGAGCTTCGGTCTGATTTCAAGAAAGCCGGGTATCAGGAAGGCGTCAAGCAGATTGACCGTTTTGAAAAGAACATGGTGAAGGAGTTTGGGGACACGATACCGGCTGAAGCCGCCGACGAAATCAGGCGGAAGCTTGATAAATTCGCGCAACATCATTTCGGCGAATTCAAATTCTCCGGCACTGAAGTGAGAAAGCAGGCGGCAAGGGGAATCAAGGAAGAACTGTTTGACATCTTCCCCGAGCTTCGTTCTATCAGAAAAGAGCATTCAGAAATCATCCGCTTACAGAAAGCCCTGGAGGAAGCGGTCTATGGCGCATCAAGGCGGCAACTGGTCTCCCTGAAAGCGATGCTTGCGGCCTCAGGGATGAAAGATGTGGGGCCGATAGGCAAGGCGGCTTATCTGACGCTTTTGGGGATTGACAAGCCTCGGGTGAAATCGTTACTTGCACACGCACTCAACAAGACGGGCAAGTTTGCTAGGAAAGTCAGGCCGAAAGATGTTGAAGGCATACTTGCCGGGAGACTCGCACGGGCTGCGGCTCTTGAGGATGAACAACAGCCGGAAGCGGGTGAAGGGCCGCAGCTCGGGGAGTTTTATGTGCCATAATTCCGAAAACGAGCAATGAGTGAGGTTCAGTAATGGCGAGCAGAGCACAGCAGATTGAAGCCTTATGGGCTGG